AATGAGTGCCACAGGCTCACTCATTCTAGATTCCGAAGTCAGAGGAATTTTAGACACCAATACTTTGTATGGCACGACTGAAAATATTTCAGCAACAGGCTCATCAAATCTAAATGGCCTTTCTTCATCAGCCACAGCCTCAGTCACTAATCCTCAAACAGCCCAAGCAGCACTTGGTGCTATCACTTCAATAGCATCAGCAGATGTAGCACATTTAGCTCAAGGTACTACAAATCTAGGTTCACTTGAATCATTAATCCAAACAGTCATAACAAAAACAGCGTTAGCGCAATCATTATTTGATGGGCTTCAAAGTTCAGGAACTCTTGGTGTAGTTGTTGATGCTTCAGGTGAAGCCAATTTTGGTGGTCTATCTGCATCAGGCACAGCAACAGGTGGAGAACCACCAGCCCCACCTGAACCTCAATATGGTTCAAGAGGTCCTTATCAAAGAAAAGTTAAACCAAAACTAGAACCAATATTTGAACCTGAAATTCCTGTGATTATTGAAATAAAAAAACCAGTAAAGATATTGATGTTAAAACCTGACACAATATCATCAAATTTTAATGCCTCAGCGCAAAATCGTATAGACTTTTCAATAAGACAGGATGAAGCAGACCTGTTACTAATTCTTTAGGATGGTTTGATGCCTTTATCAAGTTCTCAAGTTACTGTTACAACTTCTCCAACTTTGCTGGTCGCTGGTGAGACCAATCCAGTTTTAGTTCATTTACATTTACACGACAACACAGACAATGTTTACCTAGGTAATTCAACTGTAACAACTTCAACAGGTTTAAGGCTAGTAAAACAAGACTCTTTTGACATAAATTTAGCGCCAGGAAATGCGTTGTATGCAATCATAACAACTGGCACAGCAACAGTTTCTCTTATTAAGCAGGTCCTTTAATGCCATATTTTATTACTGATTCATCACCTGATTGTTCTGGCTGGGCAACTATTAAAGAAGATGGTGAAGTTATGGGTTGCCATACAACTAAACAACAAGCTATTGACCAGATGGTAGCAATTTCACTTGCTGAAGAAATTGAACCAGGTGGAGAAAGATTAAGTAAAAAAAAGAAAATGAAAAAAACTGATTATCGTGTTTTGCCTGAAAATTACAGACCATCTTTATCAGAGGACGTCCCAGAGGACAGGGCTTGTGGAAATTGCATTTTTTACCAAGAAGATGATGTTAAAGAATTTGCTAATGGTGAGCTTCGTGCTTGGTGTGAGAAGTGGGATGATTATGTAAACGGTGCATATTATTGCAACGCTTGGCAACCTGCAGAAGAAATTGAAGAAGATTTAGAAGATGAATTAGATGAAGATTTAGAAGATGAGTTGGATGAAGAATTACGCGCACCAGCCCCAGAGAAAGACCAAATCCAAGGAAGTGATGAAAATAAACCAGGAAGTGCAAAAGGTAGTGGTGCAGATATTGTTTTTAGTGAGGCCACAACAACTGCTCTAAAAAACAAAGTTTCAGAACATAATGACAAAATGAAAGAATTAGGTAAACCCGATTACACTAGAACTTCACTAGGAACACTTAAATCTGTTTACAGAAGAGGTTCAGGTGCGTATTCAACTTCTCATAGACCTGGTATATCCCGAGCTGCTTGGTCAATGGCAAGAGTAAATGCTTTTCTTTATCTTTTGCGAAATGGTAGACCAGAAAATGCAAACTACACAACTGATAATGATTTATTACCAAGTGGTCATCCTAAATCATCAAGGACAACTAATTATGTTGATTTAGAGGAAAGACAAGTTAATTTAACTCCTCCTGCTTATATGCGTGCTGCTGCTCGCAGAGGATTAGAACTTAACCGTCAAGGTTTTGGTGGAGATGGTTTAACAGATAAAACTAAACAAGAAGCTAGAGATATGGCTGATGGTCGTGTGTCTGAGGATAAGTGGCGTAGGATTGCACCTTGGATTGCTAGACACCTTATTGATTTAGATGCACCAAAGAACAATAATCAAAATGACCCTGGCTACCCAGGTGCAGGACTTGTTGCTCATTTGCTATGGGGAAGTGGCCCATCTAAAAGAGCAGCACAAAGAACTCTTGATTACGCGCAAGGAGTAATAGACAGGCTAGATGCAGAAGAACAACAATCACGTTGGTCTTCAGTTAATGTAAAATTAAACAAAGAAGAAAAGGAAAACAAAGTGTCTAAAGTTGAACGCAGAGTAAAAACAGATATAGATTTTGAATTAAGAATTGATAACGCTGAAGCTGATGGCATGCGTTTCACAGGTTACGCTGCAGTTTTCAACAGCGATTCTGAGCCACTACCTTTCATTGAAAGAATTATGCCTGGTGCTTTCAAACGTTCACTTAAAGCACGCAACGAAGTTAAACTTTTTAAGAATCACAATATGGATGAAGTACTTGCATCCACACGTTCAAAAACGTTAAAACTCACAGAAGACTCAACAGGTTTGTTAGCAGAAGCAACATTGCCTGACACAACAGCAGGTCGTGACTTGGCTGTTCTTATGAAACGTGGAGATGTTCACGCAATGAGTTTTGGTTTCTCTGTTCCAGCAAAAGGCGACAGATGGTCTAATGATGGAATGACTCGTGAACTACACCAAATCAGATTGCATGAAGTTTCAATTGTTACAGGTTTCCCAGCTTACGAAGCAACAAGTGCAAGTGTGCGTTCTTTAGATATTTTGGCTTCAAGAACAAATGTTGATGCTGATGCTTTGGCTGATGCAATGATTAAGTTAGAAGCAGGAGAAAAACTTGCTGATTCACAAGCTGACTTGTTACAAGAAGTTGTAACAAAACTTAGAGGCAATGAACCAAACCAAGATGATTTGCTAGAACTGAAACGCAAACAACTTGACCTACTAATGAAAATGGTATAACAAATGGATAAAGAAAAAATCAAATCAACAATTTTACAAGTTGCTGGAAACCCAACTTCAGGTGTGATTGCAGAATTGGCTGATGAACTAGCTCAAGCCATTATTGACATTGACAAACCAGAAGTTAAAAACTTCAACCCAGTTCAAGAAACCAGAATTGTAGAAATAAAAGAAACACGCTAAAACCTGATATACAATAATAATGATGGTTGCGTGGATGCCACCACCATTATTACTGTCGAGTGAGCCTCGCAGTTTCATAATCTCAAAACAAATACTATCGCTATTGGAGTGCATTTAATGTCTGAATACATTAAGCAACAACACGAAGCACGTCAGCAAGCATGGGCAGAGGCAAAAGCTCTGTTAGATGCTGCTGCTGCTGAAAAGCGCGACCTATCAGCCGAGGAAAATGAAAAATACAACCGTATTTCTCAAGACCTTGACTCACGCGCAAAAGTTATCGAAACCTTAAAAACTGATGCAGAACGTGAAGAACGTGCTGCTCAAGCAATGTCAGGTTTAGAAAACCAAGCAAGACCAGTTGCAGAATCACGCAACTCAAAGAATGATGCAGATGCAATTCGTGCATTAGCAAAAGGTGAAATCCGTTCTTACGACTTTGAAAAAAGAGACGTAACAACTGGTTCAACTGGTTCACCAGTTCCAACTTCTTTCTATGACAGAGTTCTGTTCTTAGCAAGATTCGTTGGCCCAATGCTAGAAACCTCAACCATCTTAAATACTGCAGGTGGCGAAAACCTACAAATTCCATCATTGAGTGCATACTCAACTGGAACTGTAACTTCAGAGGGAAGCGTTATTGGAGAATCTGACCCAACATTCAACAGCTTCGTAACTCTTGGTGCATACAAGTACTCATTCTTGACCCAAGTTTCACGCGAATTAATTGAAGATGCTGGCGTGGATATTCTTGGATTCTTGGCAGAACAAACTGGAAACGCAATGGGCTTTGCAATTAACAACGCCTTGACCGTAGGTACAGGAACAGTTCAACCAAACGGAATCGTAAACAGAGCAGGTTCTGCATTAACAGGAACTTCTCTAAACCCAACAGCAGACAACTTAATCGACCTTGTTTATTCAGTTGATACTGCAGGAAGACGTTTACCAGGAACAGGTTTCCAAATGAACGCAACTTCTATTGCAAACGTGCGTAAGTTGAAAGATAACGCTGGACAATACTTGTTCACACCATCTCTTTCAGCAGACACACGCGACTTGCTACTTGGATACCCAATCTATGAAAACCCAGCAATGGCAACAGCAGCTTCAGCAGTTAAACCAGTTATATTTGGTCACTTGCCAAGCTACTATGTTCGTCAAGTTGGTGGCTTGAGATTAGACCGTTCAGATGACTTCGCGTTTTCTAACGACCTAGTAACTTTCAGAGCTACTTTCAGAGTTGATGGTAACTTGATTCAAACAAGTCACGTCAAATACTTCAAATCTTCAAACTCCTAAACCGAGTCTGATTTGAAAAAAGTTCTAGGGCACGAAGCGCAGGTCGTGTCCTAGACATAATTCGTCTCCCATCTGTAATAAGGTGGGAGACACCTGCGTATATATGGAGTCCTGTGTGAATCGTGAACAACGAAGAGCTTTAGCAAAAGATAAAAAAGTTGATAAATCAAAACCAGCAAGAATCCTTTGGGTTTCAAATGCACCTTGGGCAAGTACTGGTTATGGAACACAAACAGCACAAGCAACTACAAGATTAAAAAAGCATGGTCATGAAATTGCCATTGCTGCCCTTTACGGTTTAGAAGCAAATTCAACAAATTGGAATACCCCTTACGGTGACATTAAAATTTATCCAAGAGGTCACGAAACATATTCAAATGACATTGTGCCAGCGCACATGTACGACTGGTCACAAGAAGACCCTGAAGCACAAAATCTTCTTTTAACATTGTTTGATGTTTGGGTTTTTCGTGGGGATAAGTGGGCTGATTGGAATGTTGCTTCGTGGACACCAATTGACCACATGCCAGCACCACCTGATGTAATGAAATGGTCTAAACAAAAATTTGTTACACCTATCGCAATGAGCCAGTATGGTCAAAAGATTTTTCAAAACTCTGACGTTGATTGTTTGTATATACCTCATGCTATTGAACCTGTTTTCAAACCAACAAGTCAAATAGCTTTTAATGATGAAACTTTAACAGCAAGACAATTGGTGGGTATTCCTGAAGACAAATTTGTTGTTGGGATGAACGCAGCAAATAAGGGAGTTATGCCTAATCGAAAAGCATTTGGTGAAAACATTTTAGCGTTTTCAATGTTTGCACAAAAACACAGAGACGTTGTTTTGTATTTACATACTGAAGCAGGTGGTTCGCTAGGTGGAATTAATTTGAGAGATTTAATTTTATCCTGTGGTATTCCTCAAGACCAAGTTGTTTTTGCTGACCCATATCTTTT